AATGATGGGTGCACCGACTACCGATACAGCTTCACTAGTTACTATTGGTGGTTCTGCACAGTTTAACGGTCTTGGCTACTTATCCGCCCTTACTATTGGAGATTCTGGTATATGGGAAATGGACTACTACGACATATCCGCTGATAGTTTCGCTAATGCTTACCCAGTGATGACTGCAGCTTCTGGTATCCCGATTACATATTACAATCTTTACTATCAGATAGATCGAGGTTCAGGATTTAGTGCATGGAAGAATCTTTATTATCAAGCTACAGGTGCTACTGGAGCTAGCGGTCAACCTATAATTACAGGACTTTCAACAACAACCGATATTGCTGTAGGTAACGACGTTTCTGCACTTGGCGTGGCTGGAGTTCCTGATGGTACAAAAGTATTAACAGTTGATAGTGCCTCACAAATAACTCTCGATACTAACCTTACCGCTGCGTTATCTAGCGCAATACTTATCTTTAGAGAGACACCTAACGAAACTACATTCCCTTCAACTGGTGTGAAACTTAAAGTTAAAGCATACGTTTTCGCTACACCAACCCAAGCTATATCGGGTATATGGATTCCTATGCTTTCCACCTCGACAAGCCGCGCAAGATTATATCCGCAAGCAGTTGATTCGTTAGCGTTCACCCTTTCAGGTTTACCTTCCGGGACTACTGTTGCTCTTTACGATAACGCCGATACGGAACTATTAAGAGAAGACAATATTACTTCGGGAACTTTCGAATATAACTATGTTCATTCCGGAGCAGATATTACTGACGTTTATTATGTTGTTTGGCATCCAGATTACGTGCCTTTCAAATCGGCTCCTTTCGACCTAACAGCGACAGACTTAGGGCTTTCCTACACTCCTGTAGACGACCCGATATATGATGCTGCACACGACGACCGATACACGATTGACTTCGCTAACAAACGCATCGTCATGGAAGCCGGAGAAACCCAATATGACGTACCAGGCGCGTATTCGCATTGGAAAGATCAGATTTTTCTTGCTGATAATTTCACATACGATTTTGCTTTCACAATCAAAGGAGGAGTTGCTTACGCCTCTCCAAAAGAAATCCCTGCGTTCACAGCCCTAATTAACAGCTGGAAAATACGACCTGACGAAGCCAACCACACTCTCATTGTAGAGAACGGAATCTTGTACGTCGAAGGAGGAGGCGACCCGTTTGTCGACACTCTCGGCGCTTACACAGTCCGCATTAACTATTCACAACCGGTAGAAGTACTGCTCATATCAACAGGTTCAGGAGTTCTACCTAGCGACATCACAGATATTGCCGACGCTGTACAAACAGTCCTCGATGACGACTTCGCAGCTATACCTACAGCAGCAGAAAACGCTACAGCCGTACAAACCGAATTGGACGACGACTTCGCGGCCTTAACAACCGATGTAGCGGAATTGACTGACGCTCAAACCCTTCCGAACTTATTGATATTAGACAAGCTCTCTTCTTAGGGTATTCCTCCGCGAATAATTCGTGTAATATAAAACCATGAAGCAAAACTTAAGCGGCCTCATCCAATTCGCAAAAGACGATACACAAGCGGCAACCCTTAGCGGCTCAATATATCGCAAACAGATCGCCAAATTCGGCGACTGGGTCAACCCTCAATATCCAAGTCTCTCCTCGAAACCGATAATGACTCTTGACGAGGAATGGGCTCGAACAATAGTTCGGAACTTTGAAAACAATACGCTAGGCGCGCCTGTACCTGTACCCCTCAACCACACAAACGAGGTTGAAGCTAATACCGGCCGAGTGCAATCGCTCGAAATCGTTCCAGGAGACGGCCTATATGGCTATCTTGCGCTCAACAGCGCGGCAACAGAAAAGATCGACGAAGGAACTATTTTTGACGTTTCGATCTCTTTCGACTGGAATCATATCCGTACAGACGACAACAAAAACTACGGGCCAACCCTATTGCATTGCGCTTTAGTCAATAACCCTTACTTGTTAGAAATGAACGGATTCGAAAAAGTAGGGCCTGCTTTGAGTAGGCTCGAAGAGTCCCTCAGCTCTGTTGGTCTGTCAAGACCTTCAACTGATGTTATAATGCTATCAACAGAACGAATTAAGGAGCTATCCGCTATGGCAACCGCAACAATCAAAAACGACAAACCATTCGCTATTACAGTGAAATACAAAGACGAAGACGGCACAGAGCAAGAAGTTGTTGTTGAACCCAACGAAGAAATCGTTGTCCCTGAGGACGCTTCGGAAGAAGTAACAACACAAATCGCAGACGCGCAAGACGCTGACGACGACAAAGGCGAAGACGATACAGCGGGCGGAGACGCTGGAGAAGACGGAGCTGGCGAAGATGAAGGCAATCAAGGCGAAGATGAAGGCGAAAAAGAAGAGCTTTCTAGATTACGTCAAGAAAACGCAGAGCTTAAACTCTCAAAGACATTCGACGAATTGCTCTCAAAAGGCAAGGTCATCCCGGCTCAACGCGATAAATTCATGGCCTTATCGAAGATAAGCGGAGGAGTCCAACTTTCTAAAGATGGAAGCCAAGACATAGTTTCTGTAGTGCTCGATTTACTCGGCACAGGAGCTCCTCAATTCTCAACAGACGAAAACGGCAGCAGCGAAAAAGGTGAAGGCGACAAAGGCAATGCTATTGCCGGCGCGGCTCCTGCCCAACAAAATCAAAACAATGAAGGCAAAAAGCCTTCCGAGTTATTGACAGAAGAGGAACTTGCGGGCATGAAAGCCGTGGGAGCCGACCCTAGCAAATTGGACGAGTATGCAGAAAAAGACCCTGTCTTTGCTGACGCTCTGGCCTCTTTGAGTAAATAAAAAAAGATCGAAAGGTAGAAAGTAATGACAGCTTTAACAGAAGCTCGAAAGAATACTAAACGCCGAGATGGAATTGTATACCCGTTCAAAGTAGCGGCAAGCACAACTATCTACGAAGGTGCTTTAGTATCTACAAATGCTGCTGGTTATTTAGTTAACGCTACTGACGCAGCCAGCGACGTTGTCGTTGGTGTTGCTGACGAGACAGTTGTTAACGTAGCAGCAGGAGCTAAAAAATGTAATGTCCTACGTACAGGAGTTTTCCAATTCACGTACGCAGGAACCGCAACAATCGCTGACGTGAACACTCTTGTTTATGTTGTAGACAACCAAACAGTTGACCTTGCAGCAGACATGACAAACGATGTTCTCGTTGGACGTATTGTCGATGTTATCGACGCTACAACTGTAGCTGTTGATATTCGCGACAGAGCTTAAGAAAGGTATAGAACAATGGCTTTAAGCACAAGTGCTCTACAAAAAGGGTTGCTCACCCAATTCCAAGAAGGCTTTACAACAGTTGAAGCTGACTGGGACAAGATAGCAACCAAAGTACCTTCCACAGCCCGTAGCGAAGACTACTCGTGGATAGGTTCTGTGCCTCGTATGCGTAAAATGGAAGGTGAACGTGCACCTAAGCAACTCTTAGACTACACATACACCATCACAAACGAAGAATACGAAGCATCTATCATCGTCAACCACGCTGATATTAAAGACGACCAGACAGGCCAATACGGCCCAAGAGCTCGCGCAATCGGAGAAGCCGTAAAGACTTTCCCTGATGAACTGCTTTTCTTGGACCTTATTCCTAACGGTACAACGAACACATGTTACGACGGACAGTTCTTCTTTGACTCCGATCACCCGATTGGCGACTCAGGAACTACTCAATCAAACTTGGGTTCAACAGCGTTAGATGCAGCAGCTTTCCAAGCAGCTCGTACTGTGTTGCGTAAAATGAAAGATGACCAAGGTCGTCCAACATTCAACAACAACATGGATCTTCTTCTTGTTATCCCTCCTGAATTGGAGTCAACAGCGAAGACAATCCTTGAAGCTGAAATTGGAGCTTCAGGTGCGACAAACATCTATGCAAACAACGCACGTATTTTGGTTAACAACTGGTTGACAGATACCAACAACTGGTACCTATTCAACACAGCTGGAACAATCAAGCCGTTCGTTCTACAAGAACGCGAATTTATTCCGTTCGAATATCTTGGCGAAGACTCAGAGATGGGTGTTATGCGCAAGAAGAACGTATTCGGTACATACTGGCGCGGAAATGCAGGCTATGGCCTTTACCAAAAGGCATACGCTTCAATCGTTGCTTAATAGCAAATCTGAGAGGAGCGGGCGAAAGTTCGCTCCTTTCTTACTTAGTAAAGGAACAAAATGGGTACTTACAAGATAGAATTACAAGCCTCTCTTCAGTCTGGCGCGTTAAAAACAATGTGGCGATTAGGTCGTCAATTCGAGGTAAAAAAACCTCAAGTGTTGGAATTAACAGAAGACGAAGTGGAGGTATTCAAAAATGACCCAAGATTCAAGATCAAGGATTCGACGGATTCAAGCGAAGAGATCGAGAGCGGAGAGGCTAGCGAGAGCGATAGCGTACCACCATCCTCCGACGCCGGAGCCGAAGAAGCCGTTGATAGTGAAATTGAAACTGAAGAGGATTCAGTGGCTAGCTTGGAAGAAGAAGAAGCTAGTGGATATGCGTCAGCGTCGAAAATCGACCAGCTTTTGAAAGACAACAGCCGTGAACAACTTGATGCTCTAGCAAACGAATTAGGCATCGAAGGAACTTTCGCTAACAAGACAGAGGTTGCGCAAGCTATAGTTAAGGCTCAATAAAGATAGGAGCCTCATGGCAGCCGCAACAGACCTTAACTACTCCGCTCTTCAAGACATTCGCGAAGAAGCGGGCCAACATCACCTCATCAAAACAGAAACTCCTACAGGCGACGCCGACGGCACCAACCGAACTTTCACGATAGGCCGCACATATGTCGTCGACCGAAACTACAACGATGTAATTGACGTAGGAGTCGTGGACGGAGACGTCATTGTCTACGATGACGGAGTTGCTGTAATAGTCGAATCTGTAAACTCCACTACGGGAGTTATTGTTCTCGCTTCCGCTCCTGTAGCGGCTAGCAAGATGCTCGTCACATACGCCTACTCGGCGATCTCAGACGCTAAAGTCACCAAATATAGGGACGAAGCCATCGACTTCGTACAACGCAAAATTAGCGGCATAATTAACTTCGGAGAATGGACAGACGCTCCAGACTCAACAGGAGTTCCTCCAATCGTCCAAACAGTCGTGCGTATCTACGCTGCGGGCCTTATCCTTATCAGAGATCAAGGGCTCAACACAGACACAGAAAATTCCTCCAAAGACGGCTACTTACGCCTACAAACAGCCGAGAAAATCCTCAAAGGGTACCTCGAAGATGTTGGCTCTTCCGCCGGAGCGACAACAAGAGTTTCAGTTCGATCCCACAGCGACGGCAATATCTTTTATCGAAATACTGACTTGTCTACCTGGAACGAGAGCGTCAGCAAAGACGAAGAGTTCATGCGGAAAGACAACTAATGATCCAATTAAGCGCAGACATCGAAGGCAGCAAAGAGCTCTCTCGAAGACTCTTAAAAATACCAGCCGACATAGGCAACTTCAAAGTTCCTCTTTTTAAGGTAGACCGAGAAGTCCGCATTTCTATTGAAGCCAACTACGGTTCGCGCGGCGCTTTATTCGGAGAACGATGGGCCCCTCGCAAAGACTCTAAACCCCACCCGTTACTAGAAAAGACAGGCCGTATGCGCAGGTCCTTCGAAAGCGACTTGGGTCCAGATTATGTAGCAATCACAAACTCGGCAGAACAATTTAAGTTCCACCAATCAGCAGCGCCTCGCAAGAAACTGCCTCGCCGCGTGATGATGAAACTAGACGAGCTACGCAAAACATTCATTGTTAAAACGTTCCAGGCCCACGTTAAAGACGCCCTCAAAGGACGAAGCTAATGGCACTCGAAGAATACCGCGACCCCATATTGACAGCGCTCATAGAATTTCTCGAAGAGAACGGCCCCGAAGAACTCAAAGGCCACTACATACAAGGAGACTCTCTCGCTCCAAACAAAAACGACCTGCCTGTAGTATCTGTAGCCCGCCAAAATACTGTCGTGCGCAGCGACGGAACTATGCAAGACGTTCATATCACTTCAATCTTCATGGCAATTATTTACGACTGGACGACCGATCTAGACCAGAGCTTCGACCTTGTTCGAGGCACAACAGGACTATATCGACTGATGGAAGAACGAGACGACAATTTCTACGCGAAACCCGGCACTCTCGTCCACGCTCTAAGAGACGGGCAAAAGCTCGCCGACAACCTATTTATTTCTGTTAACGATGACGGACTCCGCCTTGATTACGGTATGGGCTGGGAAAAACGCGGAGACAACATCTTCAGCGTTGAAGGAGTGTTAAGATTCAACATAGAACTTACACAACCGAAACCGGAGTACTACCCAACATCGTAAATTGTTGTATGATTAACGTTATAGGAGCGAGACATGGCTGACAAAAAAGACACAAACAATAAAGTTGAAGAGCCCACAAAAGAGGCTCCTGTTAACCTTATTCGGGAAGACGAAGAAGTTGAGTTAATAAAACAAAAACAAATCTTCAATTTCCCTACAGCGGGCGTGTCTATCGAAGCTGGCAGCCTCGAAGAAGCTCAAGAAATTTATTCAAAGACTTTGAAAGAAAACAAGGAGTCCGACAATGGCTAAAATTCTAGGTAGAACCGGTGCAATCGGTATTGGAAAAGAAACCACGAAAGGTACAGCAGTTGTACCAACGTATTGGATTCCTGTACAAAGCTACTCTCACGACGACAAAGCAGAACACGTCAAAAACGATTCCGTTATGGGCCGTATTGAAGAATACAACGCAGCTCACCTCATCAAAAAATGGGGCGAAGGCGATTACGAAGGAAAGATATTCCTCAATAGCGTTGGAGCAGAATTAACAGCTCTTTTCGGGAAAGCTCCTACATCGACACAACGTGCAACATCCGGCGTTTACGACCACGCTTTCTCTCTACAAAACGATAACGACCACAAGAGCCTCACTCTCTCCTACAAAGATGCCCTACAAGCTCTTAGCTGGCCTCTAGGAATGATTGACACTTGGTCGCTTGACGTTGCTGTAGACGACTACGTGAAACGCAGCTTGTCTATCAAATCGAAAAAAAGCGAGACAGCTACGCTAACTCCAGCAATCGCAAACGAAGTTGAGTTCATTCCAAAGAACGTTTCTTTCAAAATGGCTTCAGCTCAATCTGGGCTTGCAGCCGCTTCAGCTATTAACGTCACATCATTCAACCTTGAAGTTTCTAAAAACGTCGAGGAACTTTATGTGCTCGGAAACGAAGAACCTCACGACATCATCAACAAACAAGTTGGTGTAACAGGCTCAGTAGAAATGTACTTCGAATCGACTACATACAGAGATTATTACTTCGCTAATACTCACAGAGCGATCCGTCTCGACATGACAGACGTAGCGACTGACCTCGGTTCAGGCCACAATCCTCAACTATATTTCGACCTAAACGAAGTTGTCTTCGACGAGTTCGAAAGAGGATGGGACCCTAACGACCCATTGAAGCAAACACTTAATTTTGAAGCGCTCTACAATCTTGCAGACGCGGCAATGATTACTGCGCGCCTCACAAACCTTGTAACAAGCTACTAGCCTGATACAAACACAAGAAAGGAACAAGAATGTCAGTAGACAGATCAACTCACGCAATAGTTACTCCTGTAGGAGCGGCAAAAATCCTGTTGAAAGATTGGATCACCGGCCGAGAAAAACAACTCATCGACGGAGCTCTATACGGAGGTATGGAAACTGAAGGCGAAGGCGCAAAAGCTAAACCTAAAATGGGCCGCACAATGATTGCAGATCAAGAAAACGCTTCTATCGAAGCTGTAATCGTAAGCATCAATAACAACGAAAGCAATATTGTCGAAACTGTATTAGACATGCACTCTAAAGATTACGAGTTCATTGTTAAGCACATCGACAAGATTGTCAAAGGTGACTTCGACCCAAAAGAAGAGAACGACTCAAAGACCAATATTACAAACAGCTCGGAGGAGCCAGCGGAAGAGTCGAAGACCCTCGCTTCCATATAGTGCAAATCTGCCAAGCGGCAGGATGTATGTATGTAGCTGGAGGTTATCTCGACCAGCCAACATGGTTCACGGAACTCTTAGAAATCAAGTTAAGTACTGAAGCTCAATACGACGCAGCTCATCAACCTAAAAACCCGTGATAAGATTAGGCTATGGGCGACGAAGAAAAACTCAGGATCTTAATTGAGGCGCATAATAAAGCGCAAAAAGCTTTTGATGAGGCTAACGCTCAGATAGATAAAACTCAAAAGAATTTTACTTCTATGAGTGAGAAGCTTGATGTTGCTGGCGAGAAAATGAAAA